GGAGGTCTTAGATTTCCATGTAAGGTTTGTTGACGAAGTAGTCTTCAGTGTAAGTCTTGATCTGAGTAGCCTTCTCTCTTGGGATGGTGGTAGGTTTTGGTTGTTCTTGCTGCCCCCGAGTGATCAACATTCCGTGATCACTCTCCATTCGTATCTAATACTAGGGGCCTGTAGTACTAACGTTCTATTCTAAAAAGAATGTTAGGTACAGACTACTTCGGGCTATTTGCCCGTGGAACCACTCTCGGTGGTGTGCCTTGTAAGGCTCAAATTTCAGCTACTGCTCGGATTTAACTAGTGAGTAATTAACCGCTCCCTTAGGAGGCTAACGAAGTTAGGCTTATGGTTCTTTAAACCACACCCTCAATGAAGAGGAGGACCACGCCAGATGTGTAAGGTAATAATACCTGGTAAAATAAAGTATAATATAATATAATAAAAATGTGTATGTATTGACATGTAATATAGAATTGCGATGCTTTGTTGCTCGCTAGATCTCAGTAGATCGCTCAAGCGCTTGATGGACCAACTGCACTAATGAAGAGTTTTACCAGACTCTTCACTATAGTTGGATTAACATCAGCTTTAAGTGACACAATGCCGTTCTTCTTAACGCTGAACACTTGTTGTAAGACAGAAGTATTACCAATAGCTGCATTTATCACTGCTGGTAATACTGTTGCGTACAATGTCGCAACCAATACGCCTGAAACGTCTATCGTAGGCGCTTGCGCATATTGTGTATCTAAAGCTATAGTACCCATGAAGTCTCGATCAAAGACTAAATCGATCTAGTTAGCGTTTACTGTGCTAATCTTGTACTTGATTCCGGGCGCTGTGATACTGTTACTAGGGAATCGTGTAGAGGAGGCAGCTGCTGGCGCGATGTATGTTATGTTTGTGATGTCATCTAACCATTAGTTAATTGCCTCGCTTGGTTGAGGGTCATACAGTGAGATATCATAATTGATATATAATTGACCTAACAGTAAGGCATTGCTGTTACTACTTTTCACCATGAAATATCCTGGATAGTAGTCTGTGATACTAACCTGTGTACTCGAACTAGGAGTACCTACATAAAATTTCTTCTTCTTTGCCTCTACATCTATGTCTAACTTTCCGTTACTATATGCTTATATTTACTTGCGATACTTAAAGTTAGATAGTTCCGTAAAAGTCAGAGCAGCAGCTTAGGCGACATCTGCAGGGTCTGTGTCATAAGCTATGACTACATAGCCTTCTGCAGTAGCCGAACATGTACTGCAATACTCTAATGACATAGAATTAATTTTAAACTTCTCATAACCTGCGGCGATACTAGATAACCAAGGCATCAAGTACTGATTGCCTGCATTAACCTAGTAAACATACGACTGAGAAATTCCCACAGACTCAACTAACATCTCGCGATGTCTTACTCGATTGACTCCAAGACTATTAGTGGGTTAGACTCTCTGTTATCTTAATGGTTTTGTCTATCTAGGTTATCCGCTAAACTTGTTTAGGTTTCTATTCTTCTGCTAGTTATACTGAGGTCTAGGCTAAGTTCTTCTTTGTTATTATTACTACTTCTTATGTTAAACATTATTTTTCTTCATGTAATGAGGGATTTTGTGTTATTAAGTTCTGATATTTATTTATTACTGAAGATCGTCTCTCCTACCATTTATTTTAGGGTTGTTGTATTCGTACATCATAAGTAAGTTGTAGATGCTGATACCTAACTTATGGTTGATGTATGGTTCATCTACGTACTGCACTTAGACGTCTTCTTCGACTAAGCAATACTTGTTGTACTTGCTAACTGAGTCTGAGTATGCAGTAGCCGGCAACTATCTATATCTCTAGTAGCATATTTGTTCGAGTAGTAAAGAGGCTTTCTCACTTTTTATACCTTGGAAGATAGCAAGTGCGTGTAAACTAGGATTCTTTATTAGCTGCTAGTTACGCTTGTTGTAGGTCATTTTGTGAGTGAGTACCTTCCCATAATCTCTCCACTGATTTCCGTTGAAGACCCACTTGGAACAAAAATCGTACTGATCAAACGTAGATACTAATACTTCTTTTACGCATTATCCTAGTCCAGTATATGAGAGATTCTTACTCCTAGATGTCCTTAACAGTATAGACTAAGATATATCTAGAAAATGCCAAACTACCATGTCATCTCCTGCTGCCCAAATGAAGTATTGGCCTTGTACCCTCTAACCCTAACAATATAAATAATACTCACCGTAGGCTAAAGAAGATGAAGTATTAAAGTATGTTGTAAAAGGATGACCACTGAAAGTCATACCGCTGATATCGTAGTACATGAAATCTTCCCATGGTGACAGCAATGCGGAATGTTATGGTTATGATTTTCGGAAGACGTCAATGATTTCTTAGGGCCATTTTTCTAAGTGAATACCTGGTAACTGCACGAACAGTATGCTCCTATGATTGGTACATAATTACTTGAAACTTGTTTTCAACTACTAGATGTCAGTTACGTTATTTATGAACCACTCGTTCTGCTATAACTGTTCGAAAATCTTATCTACTAGTAAGAGTGTTATAGGATCTACTGCTACTCTTCTTAGAGCTGTGTGTTGTGTGCTCTCAAAAGCACTACCGTCTATGGAATGGCTCAACATGTCTCTCTTTACGTTACTAGTGAAGATCTTCTGCAACTACTTCTTATTATAACCTTGAATGAATCCTGGCATCGCATTCTTCAAACTCTTCCAAAACAAGGTCTACAGTAAGGTGAGTAAACCACAGTACTCCGAACTGGGATTACAGATCGTTCTTGGTCTCTCTGAGACGTCTATTACTGAGTGCTAAGTGAACTTATTAGGTTCAGCGCTGTAGACTTCTCCTCCTTTGATCATGGTGTTGAAACTGCCGCTGTCTACTCTAGAGTTCTGACATTCCAAGATGAGTTATTTCATGTATGAGTCTTTCTTGTTTTGACTGAAGTTCTCTCTAGAGTTTATGTCTTTCATCGGATTGTAGTCTCTAACATAGCTATAATCAAAGTTTTAAATTTTCTTTTTGATGGGAGGCAGATATACTTTTTCGCAGAATTCTTTGAACATACCTAGTTCTGTTTCGTCTAAGTACAAGTGAGAGGCAAAGAATCTGTGATATAATCCATAGAACAGATTGTCGATCGTTTTGCTATGGAACTCGTAATTCTGACATTCGGGCTTCCATCCGGTAGATATGTTCAGACAATTATAGTCTGGTTGAACTAATAAACCTTTTTTGATACTGAGGCCGATATTCTCTTAGTAATAACGAGAAAGTTTACCCATACTAGAAGTGTGATACTCGGCATATTGTTGACTAAATGGAAGATGTTTTGGGAGGTCTTAGATTTCCATGTAAGGTTTGTTGACGAAGTAGTCTTCAGTGTAAGTCTTGATCTGAGTAGCCTTCTCTCTTGGGATGGTGGTAGGTTTTGGTTGTTCTTGCTCTTGTAGTAGCAATTGCTTATACTGCTTGGAATGTTGATTAAATTCTGGGATACTGATAGTTTAATTAACTCCCTGTATTTGTTGACTGTAGCCGTTGACCATCATATTATTATTGCTTAGTTCTAGATCTTTCACTTCTCTTTGCAAGCCAATTGCAGAGAGTATTATGGACCTATATGACCTGGTAGGCTAATGAACTAATTGGACTTTCTTACCATTAGTGAGTACTTTCAAGCTCTAGACGTCTTTCCCAAGACAATCAAGTATGTACTGATCTTTCCAGGCGTCTCCTGTTATCACTATAGTATCAGTATCATCTTATAGGTACTAAGAGTAAGTACTTTAGAAGAGGATTTGAGTAGATTATTTGATATCCTCTATATACTTTCTGAAGAAACTACCCTACACGTGTTTCTGTTTGGTAATCAGATCTGGAAGTCTTCTGAAAGGTGTCGAGTACTAGTTACCTCTGAAAGATGCTTAGAAGAAGTTGATCCATCCTAGCGGTATAATTCTGTTAATAGTGCTTTAGTCCTAGAGCACTACATTTGGGTGTAGATATGACCTACCGCTACTCCTGCAGTTCATAGTGACGTTCTGGTACTAATCTACAGTGAAATGACCTTCACGTCCAGGCAAGTTGTACATCCCTGGGATTGGATAGAATTATATACCTGAGACCATGAATTGTAATTTGTTGCTCTAACATTACACATTTAATTCTGACAGATAATAGTGAACATCATTGACTAACAAGTACACGTTGACGAAAGGAGATTGATCTATGCGTAATAATTAATCTGCGAATACGAGTACTAGTTAATCTCCAAACTCTTCTATCTTTAACAAAGGGGACTATATTAAGTTTAATAGTCTAGGCTGTGCTTGTTGTAGCTCTTTGTAAGATTTTTGATGATTCCTGTGGTACAAATTATCGTACTCGTC